CCTCTAGATGATAACTGACTCAATTCCATGCCCATTACACTTCCTTGAGCAGCAACTGTACTGAATATGTGACCGATTTCATCAAACTCGGAATTTGTCTGAGCAGCAACACCAGAAATAGATTTTAGAACCATTTCCATTTCTGTAAGATCTTCTGATGTGTTTATTATATCTTTTCCAATAACATCTAACGATATGCCAGAAGCAGACATTGTTGCTGCAACCTTTGCAGCTGCGTCCAATCCATATGCAGTATCATTAACAGCGTTCGAAATCGATTTTTCAATAGTTTGCCATTCTATTCCAAGACCTTGCAAACTGAATTTGGCCTGTTCAATATTCATTGCTCTATTGAAACCGCCAGTTTTAATCTGATTAACTACTCCAGAAATGGCACCACCAATATTATTAGTTATGGCATTACCAATTGAGCTTATGGTGCTCATTATTGGAGATACAGTTTTATCTACTGCGCCAACAACCTGGCCTAACTGTGAACTAATGTTTTTAAGACCTTTTAACTGTAGCGCATTCTGTAATAACCCAACCGAAGTTGTTACAGTATCAAAATTTAAAGACTTTTTAAGTTTCTCAATAGTACTTAAGGAGGTCTTTACATTACGCTCAAATTCCGCATTGTTAAACTTAAGCTCAACAACTTTGCTTGCAATAACTTCACTCATGCTTTAAAGACCTCCTTCTTTATACTTAATAAAATATCTTGAAATATTGGTTTCAATGCTGGATTTATGTAATCTATTCCTTCTACGTATCCTCCACCTCTTGTAGCATGACCATAGAATATCAATACCGCAACATTAAAACCTTTATTAACATTACTATTCGTCCATGTGATTTTAGCATTACCATCGTCATATGAGATACTATAGCTCCATGAATCAGCGGTGAGTCCAGTGTCCTTTGGTGTATTTTCTCTTAGTTTTTTCACACCGATTTGACCATATTTATTTAATATGGCATCGGCTGATTTTGAAAATTCATCTAGATTATGACACCAATCTTGAAATCTCTTAAATTCACCATATTGCGAAATAGTAATCATAATTTTATCCTTTCGAATGTAATTTTGCTCTACGAGCAGCATTCAATTGTGCATTTTGTTTCATAATTTGTGATGGTGACATTTTCTTTTGAGGTTCATTGTGATTTGAACACACTCTTAATAAAGTCATTAATCTTGAAATGTGCCAATGTTCAAACTCAATTGGAATCTGATTCGACGCCATCCAATAATAGATTAGTTCACTAGTAACTATATCTCTTGAAGTTTTTCCACGCTTGCTAAACTTTGTAGCAGTCATTGGATCTTCTATATATTTAGTTAATTCACTGATGTTTTCCGAAGATAAATATTTCAATTTTGGTATGTCTTCTTCATGGACACACATACACTCCAAATAAAGTTTCATATCATCTTCTGTAATGTCTTTATTGCCAATGAAATACTTATGAGTTTTCGATTCCCATTCTGCTATTGCAGCAAGTGAGTGTTCAAACTCGATTGTTCCTCCAGGAATTTTAATAAACTCATTTGTCTCTTCATTAAACATTTCTTTTTCTATAATTTCAATTTTCTTTCTAAAATTATTCATCTTTCTTCTCTAACAAAGTTGTATCAAATGTTCCATCTTCTTTCTTATACTTATCAAGTTCTTTTGTTATGTCTGCTGGCATCAAACCATTAATAAATTCAGCAGCTTTCTTTTCATCCTGAACTAATTCCATGAGTAATTCAGAGTATGCTTCAGTCTGCTTAAATTCATTTTTAAGTTCTTCAGATTTAATGAATCTTCTTCCATCTTCTGATTTAACACCATAAGCATTAAGGATAATATCCTGAAACATTGATATAATTTTTGGAACATCCTGTGTATTAACAATCTTCTGAATTGCATTATCTAATCCACCTTCAGTTCCGAACTGTAAATTAAAAATTTCACCTTTATTAAGATTGAAGTAAAAATCTTCTTCTCTTGTCTGACCGTTATAGTCTTCATATTTAATTCTCTTAACTAACATAATATTTTTCTCCTTTAAAATAAAGGGGCCCAATTAAGAGCCCCATTTTGAATTATTAAATTGGTGGTAATTCATCAAAAATTACACAAGCATACGTATGTAATGATTCAAATCTTTCATTGTGAGCTGTGAAACTTATATAGTTTCCTCCAGAGCTACCATGTAGCATTCTTACATGACATGTTGCCTGCGATGCATTACCAACCACATATTCAGTTTTGTTTCCTTCTGGAGCTTCTACAATTTCCGCATATTCATTCTCTTGCGATATAGTAAATGCAATATTTGCAGTCATTCCTTCGGGATATACTGTTGCCGTAAATTCAACAACATCCCCCTCCTCTACAAAAGGAGGATTTTCTCCACTTGCGGGATCATAATATGGATCTAAATCTATACTACCCCTCTGTGGTGGGTGCAACTACTCTAACAGCACAAAGTGATTTGTATTCAGTACCATCAACTGTGATAGAAGCCCAAATTCCAGCTGTACCAACTGCAACTGCTGTTACTAAACCTGCGTCACTTACTGTAGCATCGTCTTCATCGTCTGATGTCCATGTTACTGTTGCATCAGCTGGAACTACTTCAGTAATTGTAAGCTGTTCTGTAGAACCAACTTCTAATTCAACAGATGATTTATTAATAACAACTTTAGGTTCAACTGGTGCACCATAAAGTAAATCATAAACATCATCAGGTGTTAAGAATCTACCTGGTGTACCATTTGATCCAAATAATGTGTCTTCAAGAAGCTTTCTCTGTGCTTCTGTAAGTTTAGTCATGTCGATATCTAAACTACATGTTGGAGTACCAAATCTTGTATCAACAGGAGTTGTCTGGCATTCCCATGAGAATTCGATAGCTTCTGGACTTTCGTTTTCAGTAGCATGTGATCTACTTGATGGAGCTGCTATACAGTTATAGATGAGATGAAGAATATATCCGTAATCAGACTGTTCAACATCATTTCCTTTCTTAGTTGTACAACAGAAACCAAACTGTTTTCTCTTCTGCTGACCGATCTTAAGTGCGTTATCAGTACCGAATACCACTGAACCATCACACTCTGCAAATTCGTCAGGGTATGTGTAAGCACCAATTGTGAATGCATATTCTTCTTTTGAAATTAAGTTAAGATACTTAATATCATCAGCATAAAGTGGATTTGCTTCTGCGCCTGATGGGCTTTCTTCAAATGAAGTTAAACCATTCCAAGCTACTGCATCACCATATGTGCCGTCTGTGTTCTTAGGGTAAAGGACAGCTCTTTCGGCACCTGTTTCATAAAAGTGTTCTCCATCCTGGTCCCATGTAATTGTAAAACCAGTCTTTTTTGGTATTAAGCTCATAATTGCCTCCTTTAATAATATAATATTAATTTATAATGATATAGATTATCCGAAATGAATCTATTTTCATATTTACAATATTTTAGTTTTTCTTCTAACATGTCATACGTTTCATCAGATTCATCACGCGTTATAACAGTTAATGTATACTTTTTCTTTTTTATATACACGATGTTATCGGCGTGACGAACCCTTGAATTATCTTCCGTAATTATAACACACGGATATTCCAATTGTATATTTCTAGGAGGTCTACCATATACTTTATATGTAGTGTCAGACCCTAAAGTATCATAAATATAATTTATGACCTTATCAATTCTCGGCGTCTCCATTATACATACCTCCTAAAGAAATTATTAGTCTTGGATATTGTACTTCCACATTAGTTATTTTCCATTTTTTGCCCATAAATGTAGCATATGTCATCGATTGGAAATTCGTCATGGCAAATGGATCTGCCACAATAGAGATACTATTAGAAATGTCTATTCCATCGTTTGGTGTATCCGATGAAGAATATAATTTCTTATAGTTTTTAATCAAGTTGCCATAGTGAATTCTTTCCACAAGTTTGGGTTCAAAGATTCCTCTACGAACTTCTTCATCTATAACATATCCTATTTTACCAGAATACTTTGCCATTTTGAATCCTTTCTATTAACCTTCTACAGTAGCATTGTCATTATTGCTAGCTGGTGTGCTATTAGCATCTGAAGTAAATTCGATAGCGATAGCTGAATATGGAACAGTTAAAGCACCAGAGCATCTTGTTTCGATCAAGTACTTTTCTTTATTGTAATCGAAATCTTCGAATAATGATACAGAACCGCCATTGTCAGCACCTACATTGTAGTCATGTAAGTTAACGATGATGCCTGCAAGTTCTCTTTCAGATCCATTAACTGTTCTTGTAGCATTTTCCATAACTGGAACTGTAACAATATCTGATACTCTAAGAGCAGTCTTAAGCTTATCAATTGTATCGTAAAGAGGTCTTCCAATTCCGTCTTCGAGGAGTAACATATCTGTTAAGAGATCCTCTGTTGTGAAGAATGTTGGGCTACCAGAACCTTTGTATTCTTTTCTTGAACGAATTGCAGTTTCAATAACCTTCTTAGCGTAGTTAGGCTGATTCTTATTTACAGTCTTCTTGATTGTAAAGAGATCTTCATCTGTCCATACAGGTCTGATGTTTGTCTCCTGAATCTTGTCTTCTGATAATGGAGATCTTCCATCACTGATAAGGATTGCACGTGCAAGTTCCTCATTTAACATGATTCTCATTTCAGACTTTAAGAATGCAACAACATTGAAATCTCTGATATCTAAAATATCATCTCTATCAAGTGCCTGTTTCTTATAGATAGTCTGAGGAGATGTTGCTCTCTTAAGAGCTTTGATTACCTCTTCAACTTTGTAGTTACCTTTAACGTAACCCCTAGCTCTTGCTTCATCTGCAGTAATGTTTGCAAATAAGCTCTTAACTCTTGAGAAAGGTGTATGGTGAGTTGCATTAAGAACCTTTTCAACCCAATCCATATTTCTAGAAATTAATGTAGGGTCATTGCTAATTGCCTTAGCATCTGGGAACATTACATCAATGTCTGTAATACCATGCTGAAGTACACTTTCTCTAAGAGAGCCACATCTAGGTGCATCTGAGAAAATTGCGTTTACTGTATCAGAGTCAATATGCATTAATGCATCTCCTTCATATCCATCGTAACCGTAATCTTCGAATACATTATGTTTCATATCATAATCCTCCATATCTTCTTCATCTTCGTAATTATCGTCGTCATCTTCGACATCTTCATTTGCTTCCAAAGCTTCTGCGACAGCAATTTCTGTAGCAGCACCAACAATCTGCATAACTGCATCCTGCTGCTCTTCAGTCATTTCTTCGTAAACTTCGTCAGGACTTTTTGCCATTTCGTCATCCTCCTCTTCTTCGATGCTTTCTTCAGCATCTTCATATTCGTTATCATCAGAATGCATTAATATAGCTTCATCTGTATAAATATCGCCTTCTGATGGCTGAGCATCAAACATGTCTTCTCCATGAGAAATTACATATTCAATTTTTGCTCCTGGATTAGCACCAGCAAGTACCAAGCTGACCTCACGAATCATACCATGAACAACATCTCTGCCAACATGCTGCAACTTATTTGCATAAATCGACATGTGTGTGATGTCTCCATTTTTCAACATGACTTTCGCATCTTTGCCAGCCTGCGTTTCATTAAGGAACCCATAAGCATAAACACCATCTTCTCTGTTCTCGAGGCAAGCATGACCAATAACTGCCCCAATATTATTATGATCGTGATTATACACTAAAGGCACCGTTAATCCATCGCAATCTTTAAATGCGTCTTTTCTAATTGTTCTTCCATCCGAACACTGAATATTGTTCTTTGTAGCCCAACCAGAAAAATCATAGGATTTTTTACTCATCGTAGCCTCCTTCGTCAGCCCCATAACCATATTCTTCATTAGTTGAAGCAAACTGCTGGTCGGGACTAGCATTAATATTTTTATTTCTCAACTCGTCAGCCATGGCATCGTTAACTGGTTTCATAGATATAATCTGTCTTAATTCATTACTAGACATGATTTCATTTCTAGTGAATTTGTCAGCTATATCTGCTAACTTACCAACAGGAACAAGTTTAAATGGATCTCTAAAGAATTTTATAGCTTGATTCTGTGATCTAGCAGTTTTAGTTAAGAACTTTAATTCTATTGCTTCTGTAATTGCTGTTATGATTGGAACTATTGTTCTACTATAATAGTTCGTCATTTGCTCATCAGTAGCTGTTCCGTTTAATATCTCCTGTGTTATTCCAAGCTGTGAATAGAGTAATTTTGTTAAATATTCAATCTGTTCAAGAAGACCATTATCTATTGGTCTATTCAATTGAATAACCTTTTCTGTGGCATCAATGTAACCGATACCATATTTTGAATTTGCCATCTGATCCTCTAAATCGGCTTTTCTTTCTTCAGCTTGCTGTTTTCTAAGTTTTCCTTGAATCTTATAAGGAACCTGGAATAATAAATTCATTTTAGACGATGCGGTAGATTCGTCGACAGCGTCCAACAGCATAAGCTTTCTAGAAAGCCTCTTAAGTGTAGAATTTGGCTCATTCATTACATAGTAGAATGGGTTTTCAATAGTAGCGACTGAATGTTTAGGAAGTAAGAGCTCTTCATGTCTTCCTTCTCTATCATTCCAAAGTTTAACTCTTACACTATCTGGATACCATTCTATAATTTTTGCAACTCGCATTGAGTATACATCAAAGGCATCATTATAATAGATGTTGTTTGTTGTATTTGTAGGAACAATTGCTATATTTCCTTCATCCAAAAGTGATACAACTGTATCAATAATAAATGCTCTGGCGGACTGGTCTTTATTAGCTTCAGATGTTAAACAATAATTTAGTTTACTATTAACATCTCCAATATATCTGCCATTCTCATCTAACCTTACATGTTTAATGTCCAAATCAGAACAATCAACAGCTAGTCTATTATATATAGTTGTTATTATAGTTCTTTCTCCACCGCCAGTAAATATGTGTCTATCTGGATTTAAACTATAAGATGGACCTTTGTCTGTATATGTACTAGGGTGGTCACGTCCAAAGAAAACTGACCACGATTTTTTAAATCTGTCTAAAACTGACATACTTATTCTCCTTTAAAACACAGGATAATATAGGAGCCGATTAAAACTAGTCTATACTACCCTGCTAATTTAAGGTGACCATAAGATTCTTGAGCAATCTAAACTAGTAATATCTTACAGTCTAGGCAGAATGATTTATGCATTTAAAACTAGTAAGTTCTGCCTGTGTAAAACAATAGAAATACGTAGAGATGATTAAAACTAGTAATGTGTATTTCTATGGTTAAGCTTATTTATGTAATTATTTAAAACTTCCACCGCTTCCGCCGTGTTTAGCTTTCTTTTTGGTTCTCTTTCTTACTTCTGCTGCACCCTTAGCTTTTGAAACATCAAGACCTCTAGCAAGCCAATATTCTCTTTCATCCATATTATCTTTAATATACTTTTCAAGAGCTTTTTCGTATGCTTTTTCTGATTCAGATCCAGCTTTTGGCATTATCCTTTCTTCATATTTTCCAGTTTCTGGATTGTAAACAGTTTTCTTTGTCTGATTTATGGCTTTACCATTTGAAGCATACTGTTTCCAAAACTCAGAAATTAATTTCTGTCTCTTGCTATTGGCAGAATTCTGGATTGTCTTGTCTATATTCTTACCAAAATTCTTCTGCTTTTCAGATTTTGCAGCTTGTGCACGTTTATCTGCAATTTCTCTTGTTGAGTTTATAATACTTTTTTTATTACGCTTATCCGAATATTTATTCCAATCGTGTATTGATTTCATACTCTCTTCTTTAATTCTATTCTTAGTATCATTAACTGCTTTAATGGCAGCATTAGTAGTCGATGGATGAATCTTTGTTCTATTTAATCTAGCCTGTGAAGCCATGGATGCTTCCTGAGCTTTTCTTCTAGCTAATGCCTTAGCTTTCTTATTTTGATTCATATTTCCAATAGAAGCTGCAACTCTATGCTGTTCTCTAACATTTGTAGCTGCATTCATTCTTGTGAGCGCCTGAGCATTCATAGATGCATTCGTGCTCTGCTGATTATTTTTAGATCTAGCCCATTTACTTCTATTTCTTTCTTCAATCATGGCCTGATTGCTTCTACGATTAGCAGCATTAGCTGATTCCATTCTAGTTCTTGCCTGAGCATTCATAGATGCTCTCTGCTGAACTGGATCATGTGGTCTTCTAGCTGAATTTGCAACTTGGCTACGTCTTTCACGTTCAGCAACACTTCTTGCAGCCCAATTAGCTCTATTTCTTTCACCAATTGCAGCCTGATTAATTCTAACGTTTTTAGCGCTCGCTGCTTCCATTCTAGTTCTTGCCTGAGCATTCATAGATGTTCTATGACCTGCAGGGTTTGTACTATAGTCAAAGTATCTTTTTTTTCCAGCTTCTGTGTATGTTCCGTCTTCGTTCTGGAATCGTCTAACACCTTTTCTCATTCCAGGAATTCCATAATGGTATAATTCCGAATATCCATTGTTATACATATTTGTTCCTCCTAACTTGTCGCTGCAGCGGCTTTTGGTAACATTTCAAGAACTCTTCTTGTGAAATATACTCCAGCAGCTAATGTTGCTGCTGATGCAGCCGCACTAACGGCAAACTGAGCTTTTCTTCTTCCATGAGAATATTTAGCTCTTGTCTCTCGCATTCTATAATAATCGTTCTCGACATTTCCGCGTTCAACTATCTGTCTTAAATCATTAGTTGACATATTTTTATACTTCTTTAAATCACTCGTGGCCTTAAATACGTATTTATTATCAGATGCTTTACCAATTAATCTATTAGCATTGCTCTCTGTATCTCCAATAACTTGCTTGCTAAGACCATAATTTCCTTTTGATGATTTTAATTCATTTAGTAATTGTTTAGCAGCTTTGTCTTCATTTTTTTCTTTATTGACTTTCTTTTCGGCTTTTAATGTTTCCGATTTATCTTTTACATATGATTCATCTTTACTCTTATGCTGTTTATCCTCAAGTTTTTCTTGCTTAAGTTCTTTTTTAGCAATTTTGGTCTCTTCTTTTTCTTGCTTGTATTTAGCTTTTGCAGCCTTATATTCTTTCTTTAAGTTTTTATCAAGAACTGCACGATCATTTTTACTAAGCCCAAGACCCTTTTTTCTCTTATGGCCATAATATCTTTCATATCCAGCCGGAGTCAATGTTCCATCAGGATACTGATATCTTCTTATGCGCCAATGCATGCCAGGAATTCCCCAATGACATAAAGTAGAATCATATTCGTCAGCGTGATATAATTCACCATCATTTGTATTTAATAATATCTTCACATTTGTCATTCCTTTCAAACATGTTATAAGAACATATCTTTACAATCTTTATATGCTACCAATGCATCCATTAAAGCAGCAACATTGTCAATCTTATGTTCATGTCGTTTTTTCATAAGCTTTCTATTACCATTTGTGTCTTCAATTGTAATGGCATTTCCCATAGTAAAGCTCATGATTGTTTCATCGAATATCAGTTTTCTATCTTCTGCTAATTTTTTAATTTCGCCAAGAGGAACTGATTCCGTTCTAGCACCCTGTCGTACAGTAATTATACCATATGGACCATTCTCCTGCTGCCATCTAGATACAAATGATTCGGCATGGTATGGGTCAAATCCAATACATCTAACATCATATTCTCGTTCCATAATGTGTTTATCAAGGTCATCATAAACCTCATCAAGATCTATAATTGTACCTTCTAAAACTATCAATGTTCCTTCTTCTATAAATTCTTGGTATTTAACGTTCATTGCCAATGGTAATTTATAGTATGTAGATGATGTTATGTAACTTCTTGTTTTTACACCAAATGACCCATCTGGTAATGGAAATAAGAATGTGAATGCACAGAAGTCATCGCCTTGGGATAAGTCAATTCCCATTGAGCAAGGCATTTGCCAGAAAGTTCTTTTACTATGTGGAAGTGTATCTTCATATGTGAAGAAATATGTATAACCTTCCATTGGTATATTAAATCTTTTAGCAATAATGTCATTTCTTGCTGCAGGATTATGTTCTGCTCTTTCTACATCAAACTGATATGTTTCATATGTTACTGTTTTATTTAAGTTAGGGTTTGCTTTAATCCACATTTCTGGATAGTTTATCTCTTTTATGTCGTCCAATCTATAATAGAATATTGACACATGAGGATTAACATATTCACCTTTTAAAATATCCAATAATTCCAATTTGATAGAATCGCCGACTCCGTTTCTAACTGTTCCTTCAGAGCTTGTTAAAACTATAAGCCAATCATCAACTTTATTACAACCCTGTTCAAGGGCACCTATAATATCTTCTCTAGCATCACATGACAACCATTCATCGACGGTTGCACATTTACATCTAAGACCCTGAAGTTTATCTATACTCATTGGTCTTATCTCTAATCGTGATCCAGTTAAGAAGTTTTCTATTCCATTTTTAGTTGATGCAAGCTTTTTTCTAAGTGCAACATTACCCGTTGTATTTTGTAATGATCCTTCTGTTAAGAATTTAAACAATGGACCTTTAGCTCTAGTAATACTAGTTATTATTGGATTCATGACTTCCTCAGCTTGTTTCATTGTCGGGGCTGTAGTTATCTGATAAGTAGTTGTCTTATCAACATTTAAGAAAAAGTTCTGTATGAATGACGCATACATAGACTTCGCTGCAGATCTTGGAATTATCAGGTACTGTTTATTTACTAGACGTTTTTTAATTCTTTTCTTAACGTAATGACCTATCTCTGGGTCATATACATTTACGTCTTGGAAATAGTACCATCCAAATAATTGCTCGGCCCATAACTTAAATGTGTCTAATAAGTGTACATCTGACCCATCAGTTAACGTTAATTCCTGTTCACAGAATTTTATGAATCCATTAATAGCTTCATCGTCGTAATAATAATTTGGATTTGCTATTAACGAATCTATTCTGTTCATTTCCATGGAGATTTCTCTACATACAGGGAGATCGCCATTTGATACAGCATTTCGAAACTGTTCATAATAGATTGGCACTGCTGTATTAGATAGTGCCATACTCTACTCCTTTTTATTATTTACTGCATATATTCTCCATTCATATTCTGATGCCTGTTCTTCAAATGACTTTAATAAACTTGCATTTGTAGGCGGATCAAACAATAATCTTACTTTAAGATACATATATGCTTTAGCGAGTTGTAATATACTCTCCTCATTAAACAATCCATCCCATTCAGTATCTGATGCAATATTTGTAACTTCATCGCATGCACCAATCTGATGCAATATTCCCATTGACAAATTAATGTCTAATAAAATATCTTTATCAAATGAGTTGTCTTCTTCAATAATTCCGAGTTGTTTCTTAATATCTGTTAAAACACTCATACTAACCTCCAAGGGCATGTATCACCAGGCCTTCTTTCAACAATATCCATATTGTTAATCCATGACATGTCACCATAATGTAGTGCATTGTGGGTTCCCATTGAAACGCAGATAAGATTATTAACATCTACTATTGTTGGCCTTCTGTTAATAATATCATCAGCTGTTATTGGGTTAATGTGATGAACGTAAATTGGTCCATCAATCTCATAGCCATGCAAACCTAGATCACAACCCATATCTCTTATTAAAATGTATCGTCTTACTTCTTTCCACTCAGGCGAAGTATAAAACTGTTGATTTAAATGTCTTTCTTCCCCAAAAGTTTCTGAACCAACGCTTCCATTTAACTTCAAATATCTAAAACGTTCAGCATATGTGTTTAATTTAATTAATTCATCATACGATTTGTTCATTTACTTCTGTCCCAGAGTATTCTCTCATTGCTCTGATAGCATTAGAATATAACTGTTCGATCTTTTCTGTAGATTCAATGGCTTTTGTCTTAGCCACAGTCAATTCAACTTGCTTCTCTAGCATCTCTCGCTCAAGTTTGGCTTTCTCAGTACCTAATTTCAAGTAATGTGTTATTACCTGACTAGATGCAGTACCATCCATGAGCTGTTGCTCGGCTAGATTCTGCGCAAGAGCTATCATTCTGTTCTCCTGGCCTTCAGGGGTCAAGTACTTTAAACCACTTTGTACACTCTTGTCAGTGCTTTTAGTAGACTTTGCCATACTATCACCTCACTTTACTTCTACTTTCAACCTACAAAAATGCCCGCCGGAGCTATTTTTAAGAGGAGCCGCGATTTGGGCGGGGGGTGTTAATTTTCTGACCCCCCCGAGGGGGGTTTTGAACAGATTTTAGTCGCGTAGGGTATGCAACTTTTATTATTCTGTCCAAAACTTTTTCATTTAAAGGTAAAGTAGTATATATTTATTGTGTTGTAACTTAGAATTTTATTCTAAACACAATTAAAGCATTTTGTTTTAGTTAATTTTTTGTAGAGCTTTAACATTTGTAAACTTTTAAAAGCTTTATTTACTTTCAAACGTTAACTTTTAATTGCAAACTTTGGCTTTTGTTCACAAACTTAAACTTTTGATTGCAAACTTTTACAATTTTTGGTTAATAGGGGATGACATAAAGTTGCGATGGGGGTCAAACAACTCGTTTGTACACCCCCTATATTATTAGCTATAGCTCTATAGTATTATTAACTATTGCATTCATTGCCAAACATTAGTCACTTTTGTGCAATAAATTGCCAATTTCGATGTTTTTAATTTTAGTGTCTTTTGTAACAGCAATGTATTTGCCTGTAAAATCGTTTTCAACAGCATCAATTACAGCACAATTATTTGCCCATTTTTGTTCTGATTCACTTAATTCATCACTTGTAAACAGAAATCTTGCTAAATAGTTGTTTGTA